GTCGTGTTATCGGCGGAAAGGCCAAATACTTCCCTAAAGAGAAATTACGTCCGGGTATCCGTTACTGGAAGATCGGTCATGCTCTTGGTGAGTACAGTACCCAGTTCTCTAAGGTATCTGGAGCTGACAAGGCCGGTTCTATGACTTGTGAATTCCGTTTAGGAAACCACCGTGGTGTTGAGGGTGAGACAACTATGTATGCTGGTATGAAGTCCATGCAGGCCGCCCAGAACAGCACTTCAGAGTTTGTGGAGACCGCTCTTCGTCGTATGAATGCCATGAGAAGTGAGTATGAGGGTAATATTCCTGATTTGGCTATTATCGGTAGGACGGTTAATGGTAGGCTTGATTTACGTACGGCTAAGGTAGCGTCCACGCTGGAGGTATTCTGTATGGCTGAGTTGGTTAAGCTGGAAGCTAGACAGTTGATGTGGCAAGAAGGTGGTATTATCATGGATCAAAATGGTCCTATCCATTTAAATGAGGGTATCTACCGTCAGCTTCGCCGTGGTTATACTATCTACTATAGTCGCCCGATGGGTATTACTAAGGATACTCTTATGGCTGCTGCCGCTTATATTTTCCGTGGTCGTCAAGATCTTCCTATTACGGAGCGTAAGATTAAGTTCAAGGTAGGAGCTATGGCTATGGTTAACTTAGAGAAGTTGATTAGAGAGGCTTTCTTTACTACGTTGAGTAATTTGAGCTGGGGTATGGGTAGTGACCGTATGTTGCCTTCTAATCCTATCTCTGGTACTAATGATGCTATGATCTTAGGTCCGGTACAGGTTAAGGGAGCTTTCCTTCCCGGCATCGGAAATGTAGAGTTCGAGCACGATCCTTCTTTGGATTACGCTGACATGACAGATCGTAGCGAGTTAGTGAATGGCATGTATCCTAGATCCTCTTATTCTTGTATTATTGAGAATATCACTGACGCTGGATCGACTAACGCGTATTCCGCTATTCCTAATACGGCTAACGCTAAGTTGGGTAATATGAATAACAACGTATTCTATATCAAGCCAGAAGGCGTAAGCATGTGGTGGGGTTATGAGTATGGTCGTTGGGCACACAAAGCTAACGGTAATGAGATCGTATCATCCTTGCCGGGCATGAAAGAGCAATTCTGGTGCCACTCAGCTTCAGCGGCTTGGGTTATGGATAACAGCAAGTTCTTGATTATCGAGCTTCAACCGAACTACTTCGGCTAAGTTTTTTTTCATATGTAATTTGGTTTTTAGAGGGGAGGATATTCCTCTCCTCTTTTTTTTAGGAAAGTAACGCAAAAATAAGGAAATGAAAGAGATTTTAAAATCAAAGAAGGTATTGGTCGAGGTAAACGGCTTCAATATCATGTCAGATACCTTGTATGAGGTAGTAGGTAAACACGACGGAAGCGCTCCGCAGGCCTTCCAAGACGCCAATATAGCCAAGGCTCCGTTCCCGGAGAATGCTACTCACGTATGTTGCCCGTGGGATGATTTCTCAGAGGTTTACAATACCGGTTTTTATCCAAGATCAAGATGTTATAATGGCATGGATAAGGATGAGGTTGATAAGTTGGTTGATCAGCGTGTCAATAATATAATGAAGCCTTTTGAGAATATTTCCCAGAAGGATCTTTCCCAGACCAATTTCGAGTTTTGGGATGATGCTAAAGACAAGATCTATATGGGTAAGGTTTATAACACGGCTAATACCGTTGAGTTATTTTATTTATATCTGGCTGTATTTTCTGGCATGTTGACTCCTCAGGAAATGGATGGTGATCCTATTTTCATGAACTCCATGTTCTGTTTCATTGAGAAAGACAACGCCAAGGATTTCGTTCAGCAGCGTGAGATCAATAAGATGAATATCAGCTATAAGTTCATCGACGCCCTTAAGAAAGGTGGCAAGGAACGTCAGGCTGCCATCGACCTTCTTTTGTACATCGGTATCGTGACCCGTCCTGATTTCACGGAGGATGATTATTACACCGGATCACTATCAAACTGGATGAACGAGAAGAAGACCAACATCGATTATCTGCTTGATATCTGGGATCGGTCATTGGAGGGTGATTTCAAGGAAGTTCTTGAGTTCTATCGTATCATAAACGTCCTTCAACGTAACGGTCGTATTAACATGACTCCATCCGGCTTGCAATATAATGGTCAGATCATAGGCCCTGACACCCGTACGTCCGCCGAGTTTTTGGCTACCAAGAAAGATCTTATCAGTGTAAAGGCTAATGTCTTGGATGAGTACGAGGAACTTATGTCTATTTCTAATATAGACGATAAGACCAAGAAGGTTAAGGATGTCAAGAAGAAGGAAGACGTAGATGAAGGTGATAAGGTTAATACGGAGGAATAACGATGACGATCCAAGAAGCGTATCTAAGGTCTTTGCAGAAGAACGAGCAGAATCTCGCCAATGGCGGGATTAAGCTTGATCCCGGGAGGTTCGTGCTTTTGTTCAACGAGGCTCAGGACAGGTTGATAAGATACTATCTTAATAGGAAGGATGATGAGACCATCCGATCTATACAAACTCTTCTGGTATACTGGAAATCGCTTAAGGAGGTTAGTCATATTGATGATCCCGAATCGACATCATTCGGTCTTCCTGATGATTATTTATGGTTCTCAAATATAAAAGGAGCGTTTTCTTATAAAGGATGTGAGGTTGGAGATTTTGTCATGTGGGAGGCTAAGAACGAGAATGTTCATGAGCTTCTTGGGGATGATAACAATAGGCCTTCTTTTGACTATCGGGAAACGTTCTACACCATAGGTGACGGGAAGGTCGTGGTGTATGAGGACGGCTTTCGTACAGACGAGGTCAGGATGACCTACTACCGGAATCCGGTACGGGTGGATCTGGCCGGGTACATCAACGCCGCCGGTGAGCGGTCCACGGACATCGACCCTGAGCTGCCCGATCCTTTGGTGGAGGAGATTTTGGATATGGTCGCCAAGCAATTCAACCTTAACGAGAATGAGTTGCAGAGGTATCGGTTTGATAAGGATAATGTGGCTTCCTTTAAATAAACACCGTTAGTTTGATTATTAAGCCTACTCGGGAACGGGTAGGCTTTTTGTTTTACATAAAATGTAAACATCATATTATGTCGTATACTCACGACCTCATTTTATTGCGGTGATGTTGTTTATGATTATGTTTGCGTTAGGTAAATGATTTTTAAATTAAAATATTGATAATATGTTGCACAGACCGCAAGACCGGGTACTTTTCGTACCCCCGCACGCTAAGATGGTGGATGTTGATTCCATCTTCTTGAAGGAAGGTCAGCTTGGTATTTATGATACTAAGGAGACTTCCGAGAACGGTTGTAAGGCCGTGATTGATTTTACCGGTAAGCCTCGTAATGACAAGCGTTATGAGATCCGTATCGGTCGTAATGAACAAGCGGCTTCCCGTTCTATATATGATAAGGATTTTTCCACGCCTCTGTTCTCGTTGAATGAGATCACCGAGATTTACGCTTCTTGGCCGAAGAAGGATCACGCTTATGTCGATGACGTTATCTTAGGATACAATGGTGTCTCTGACGACACGGCTTTCTCCGTTTCCAAGGGCGACCGTATCGTTATCCGCTTGATTCTCGCCGGCAGGGCTTTCGAGCTTCTTGGCTACGAGGGAGGTCGTGTTGAGATCTTTGATGCTATCCTTTTGGATGATTGTGACAATACCCCTAATCAATGCGAGGAATGCGATCCTTGCGAGGAGGTTGATTTGTTACCCGCCGTATTGAAGTGTATCGAGCGGATGAAGAACCAACCTATTGCCGGTGGTGGTAAATTATCCGATTATATTGATATCATTCCGGTTACAAGATGCACTAATGAGGCTACTGAGCCTGAGACGGAGGACGTGAACTTCTATTGTATGGAGGTATGCGATACTGGTGATGATCTTGCGTTGGCTGAGGTTCGCACTCAATATCCAGGATTGAAGATCGTACGTGAGACTATCGAGGGTAGCATGTCACGTTATAAGGTGATGAAGAAAGGCGCTAAACCGGCTGATTATACTCAACGTCTTATCTCTATCATGAAAGGATGTACGGATTGTCCTCCTAACTATACCGAGGTTAAGGGTGGTTATCTGTATTCTATCTCCTTGGAGGATGACGGTGTCGATATGTCTACTACGGTGGAGTCATTGCCTAACGTTGTAGCCGATACGGTTAATAAGATGAGTCAGATCAAGGGATCAGGTTTGTATATTGCCGCTACTTCCAAGAAATTGACGGATGAGGAGATCTCTACTTTCGTGGA